GGGTAGTATTTTTGCTTTGCAAAAATCTCCACCCTTAAACCCTTGACCATTCCCGTCCGGGGGGTGGGCGGACGTTTATTTGAAACTTCTCTGCAATTATACCCCCCGGCACGTACCGCTGGACGGTGTTTATCCTTACGGAGCCCCGCCGCGCAGCGCGGGGCTCCAGAGGTTCGAAGCTACTACCGCACCAGCGGGGCGGTCTTTTTGTGTTAGAATAGCGGCGCATGCCGCCCAACACAAAAGGATAAAATTGTCAAGGGCTTGAGATGGAGATTTTTGTCCCGCCATTCAGGCGGGCTTTTTAATCCTGCGCGCAGCGCCTCCTTAAAAATACTACCGCCCCTTGACAATTTTAAGCCCCGCGGTAACGGAAACCTGAAATCTGACGTTAAAAACGCTTTAAACATAATGTATATGGTTGAGTGGATTATAAGGTTTACGCCATATAATTTCTCCGAAAGTGGCTTCCACAGTGAGCTGGCCTGTTCTGAGTGCGTCTGCACCAGTATCCACAGAGTTATTCCGGTTCACCATGATTTGATTTTCACCTTTTTTTACAAAGCGCCTGTCAGAGTAAAGCTTTATACTCAGATTCTGCGAAATTTCCGCAGCGGCGCTTATATCAGAAGCAAAGACATGACATTTTAACACCGCTGTCCGCCAAACAGTCTGATGAGTATCCGGTATCCATCCCGCAGGCTTAACACCAATAACACGCCAATACACCGCGTTTTTCCCATTTTCGGGCTTCCACACCGCAGGAAGGGTATCACGGTTTATAACAAGCAATTCCGGGAAACGTTCAGCGGTCCATGCGTTTGCGCGGGCGGTAACATCAATACTCTCAGTTGTGAGCATGGGAAACGCAAGCAAATTAAAAGTGAGCCGGACTCCGTTCACCTTATCCGCAGGCTCGGCAAAATAACGTGAATCCACCCATCCCGCAGCCATTGTGCATCCCTCATCGCTGAAAAAGTAGCCGTCGATAAGTCTGCGCACAATGAGTTCCAACTCCTCCGGGGACCCCTTGCCCGCAACGCATTGCGCCTCCACTGCGAGACTCCCGCCCATAGTGCGCGCGGGGTCACCCTGTACGTCCAGCGCGAAAATTACACGGCTGTACTGCTCACCCTCAGACCATAAAGCATCAACATCCGGTGGAGCTTCCTGGTTGAAAACTGCGGGTCTGCCTGCGTATCTGGTGAGCATCGACGCCAGTTCACGATTCCCGGAGAGGTGTTCGTATATCGCTCTGTCAATCACTGCGCCGCCCCTTTCATGCGTAAGGCTCCGCGTAGATTTTCATAATTTCAGGCAGCGCCTTTTCCTTTATGCGTTCCTGATGCGGTCTCGGAGCCATACGTGCGGTTCCACATTCCAGCATCGGGGCGAGTGACGAAGATGATTCCACGCGAGAAAGAAATATATCCCCTCCCGTCTGTGCCGACGAGTACCAGCTTTCCCTGTACGCGCCCGTGCGCGCCGCAGGGGGTTCGCCCGGCGCTGACGCCACATGCCCTCCATATACACGTCCGCTCCGCGCCCCAGAAAGCACCGTATATGCGGATATCCTGAGTACGTCAGCTGAACGGATACACCGTTCGCCAAGTTGTGTGCGTATTTCCTCCAAAAGCTCCGCAATTATGTTTTCAAACACACCTGATACGTTCATTGCAGATCCTCTCTTTCCTCAGCGAAATACACTGAAAAGTGTCCTAATTCTGCGGGGTCGTGTACGCCTTTAACGATAAATCGTCTTGTTTTCCCGTTTTTAGTGCATTCAATAATATCTGAGGGTTTCAGCCGGTTCGAATTCCCCTTCTGGATAATTTTGTGCGTGACAGGATGTCCTTCCTGTCCCCACTGGTCACGGCTTTTCCACTGCTCGACCTCACCATGTGAAGCGCGCATGATCAGTCCAGCGATTTTTCCGGAAGGCACAAACCCGGAAAGCCCAGGACGCCCGTTCGTTAAAACGCCGCCCTTACGCCGGAGCACCGTCAAATATTGAAATGCTCCGCCAGGCCTCAGAACAAAACTTATCATTCAAAAACCCTCCGAAATATAACGTGGATTATGGTGCATACCGGCGTAAAAATATGGTACGCCGGATATTGAGTGGCGATCCGCAAGAGGTACACTTCGGTTCTGTACAAACTTTTTTTCCTCTGCATCAAGAAGTTTTTTCCACCGTTCAAACCTCTGAGAGAGAGAATATGACAAACCTGATACGCTGGTATCAACCTCGTAAGAGAGCTTCATCACGATCGCTCGCAAACAAGCTATTTTCGCTCTGCTCCAATCGGTGTGGCTGTTAAGTACCGCGATATATTCCTCATCGCAGAGCGGACTCGTGAGCCCCTCCATTTCGACTTCAGTATCCCCAAGTTCGAAACGCATTTTGTCCAAACCATTAACTCCGAGCTTTGCGGGATTATAACTGTAGCTTGCCATAACAGCTCACTCTCCTTGCGTTTTCTTTTTTTAAACGCACTCCATAAGGAAAATCGCAAGGTCGTCCGCAGTCTTTTTCATGTCCGCCGCGAACAGGCCTTCGATAAATTCTGTGTGCGTGCCATTCTCGCCCTCGTACTGCACCACTGGCATATACTGTCCGTCACCCAGCATATCCCATGTAAAAATATACCCGGCTGAGGGCTCGTCTATTGCAGGAGTGTCAGTGGCGTAAGCGAGTATAGCGGAATTAGGGTTGCAGATAAATTCCATATCGGCCTCCGCTCCAACCCCCGCTTTGTTATACACCGACGACATAACCACCACTTTATCCAGTCCAAACAGTTCTGCGAGTACACGCTCATTTACTGTCGCGGGGTTTGCCGTGGAACCTCCGAACTTCACCCGCTCGACTACACCTGGATTGCATTTAAGCGCGTTATACGCCTCCTTACCCAACCCGAGACGGTTCGGACGACGGCCCGTATTTTCCTCTATTTCCGTACAAAGCGTGTCGAACAGATTCACTGGGTCGCAGCTCTCGCTTGTGAACTTTATGAATGTCTTAGAGGCCGGGTTGTGCGCAGCACCGCCTGTCCACTCGTTGCTCCACGCCCCCGGCTTAAAAAATTTCTCCGCAAAAAGTATGTCCTGATGCAGATTCATCTGGTCCGCGATAAACTTTATCTTCGAACGCTTGGGGTCCACCGCACTAGGTGCATTTGCCCGTTGGTAATTAAGCGCATTTATCTGGTCTATGCCCACTATGACCTGATTTACCATGCAATTGTACGACTGGTCAAAAATCCCCATCTGCGCGGGGCTCACCTTCCCAAACTGGGGCTTTTTGGATACGTTATCCCTGAGAAGCGAGGCTTTGTCGAACACATAATAATTCGCGTTCGAAAGCTGCACCGGGCATACTGGGAAAATCGTCTTTGCGACATAGCTTGAAGCGTTCTGAAAATACGCCATTGCCATGTTTGTAAGGTGGACATGTGGGTTAAACGTCCCCTTCCTGATCTCCACTGCGATACTGCCGGGATGTATAGTTCTCATTTGTTGACTTCCTCCTTGTTTTGTATTTGTTTTACTTTCTGCCGTGAGTTATAACTGCCTGCGCCATTGTCCCGGGCGCCGCCGCCTGAAGCGCAATTGCTATATATGCGTCTCCGGATTCGGCAGGCTTGAACGCGCCATTAGCGTCAGATGAAAGCGTGTCTCCTGATTTAAAAGCCGCGCCCGCCTTCACAAAACCGATTGCCCAGAGTTGTATGTCAAGGTCACCCCCCTCGGGTATGGTTTCATCGTTTGATATGATCGCCACACCAAGCGCTTCTTCTCCCGCGCCCGCTAACACAATCCTGTCATTCGCATCGAACTTCACCGCTTTGCCCCGCACGTCCTCCAGCTCCGCGCCAGCCTGCGCAGATATAACCGGGCTTTCGTTAATCGAAGTGGTAACATACTCCATTTACGCTTCCTCCTTATTTCGCTCTGTACTCCATATCATATTCATATGCAAGCTCCGGATGACTTTCCCACGCCTTTGCCACTGCTGTGGCGCGGCTGAGACTCGGGTCTGACTTTTGAAACTCGCCCGCCGCAATGTTGATTTTGTCCAGCACAGAGCCACCCGCGCCGCTCATACCAGACTTGCCAATCTCCGTAAACAATCCGGAACTTTTCGCAAGTTCAAGGCTCCGGTCCAGAACTGAGATATATGCGTCATAGCTCGCGGGATCTGACTTTTTAAGCTTGCCAAGGGTTTCAGCAAGCTCGTTTTCGTCCTCGCCAAGCGCCGTGTATTTGCGCGCCACATCTGCAAGTCTACTGCGCTCTATGAGCTTTTCAAGACGTTCAAGACGCTTAAGCGCTTCCGCAAGTTCGGGTGAAGGGTTTTCCCTTTGGCTTTTCCGTTCACGCTCATCGTCATGCATCTCAGACTCAGGCACCCTGCCCTTTGCGGTCAGATTCTCGTACTGCCGGAGTTCTTCAGCGGTAAACCTGTTTTTGTCAATTAACATTCCGTCAAATCCTTTCTGTGCTTATGTGTATTTGAACACGAAAAAAGGGCGTCCCGCCCCATTTGCGTTATTCACGTTTTAACTTACATATCTCCTGGATAACATCATATCTGTTATTATCTCTGAATATCATGGAACCCTTTCCATTTTCCTCTGCACTAAAACTTTTAAACAGGCATATATCGGCTTCCGGGTTTGCACCCGCCCTAACCAGATCGACGCTCGTAAGACGGATATTTTTAAGTTTTGACGCCATTATACCTCACCCCTTTGGTACGCGGGACGCAGTGCCTTCAATCGAGAACATTTTATATGTCCCGTCTTTGATTTTTTCCCAGGCTTTATCGTCGTCCACATAAAACCCCACCCACCATCCGACAGGCACGTTCCCCGCCGGGATACCCATAGCCTTCTGTTTCTCCATGGTGAGAACGCAGCTCTCCACCAACCTTGCTTTCTGACGCTTCTCAGGCAAATGTTCTTCACCTGCACCGCCAAAATTCAGCACATAATCATATGCCGCAGCTTCAAGGTCTTGCGGGTCTATGAGATCGTCCTGCCGGTCAAGAATGCGCTCGCCCTCCACAGTGACGCATACCGACGCCCATCCGAACACCAGCCTTTTGTCGCCACCCGATTTTATTATAAGAAATTCTGGTTCCTTTTTTGTATTGTGTGACATCTCTTTGGTCCCCCTTTAACTCTGCCTCTCCGCAGCACCTGCACCAATCCTTTCAGGCAGCCCCGCAATACGCCGCACATAATCCTCTAACGCCTCGTCCGGCTTGAGCAAACCTATATCTGTCATCTGCTTTATGAACGCGCCCACACTGGGTAAATCCGCGTCCTCTATATCCCCGTGACGCATTTTTGGGTAATCTGTAATCCCTGCGAAATGCTCGCGGTTGAGATCAATAAGCTTTGGTATGCCTTGACTGTTAAACGTCTCGCATATAATATCGAGATAAGTCCCTATGGCAAGGGCGAATATCTTCGTTTTACTGCTCGCCAGCGCAAACGAACCCACCTCCCGTTGTCCCAACATTACAAAATCCGCGAGAACTGTGGTAGCAATGCGCTGGTCATAACGGTCGATAATCTGATTTGTATCAAACTGCCGCCTTGAGCCCGTGGATAAAAGCTCAAGCTTCCAACCGTTTTCCCCCCCTGGCAGCACTATGCCCTCTCTCGCGTCACGCCTCACGCCGGATACGATTGCCTCAGCTGTTGCGAGTATTTTTGCTGAATCGGGGTTGTCAGGGTTCCATAGGTCTATATTATCCGGAGTGTACAGCACCGGAAAACCCGCTAAATCCCGTTCTATGCCAATACCCTCTATCTCCTGAATGCGCTTCTTGAAATACCATGGACGATATGCGTTGCGCAGAATTGAACGTCCCTCCGGATTACTTTTACGGCTGCGGGTTTTGAAATGCAGCGCCTTGCTTAACGGTATGGTGAGATGCTGGAAATTCGGCGGAGGGGATTGGGTCAGCCCTGTGAGCTCATCAGTCCCTTCCTCATATTCCCACTGGTACAGCGTTTCCTGTGAGCGTATCGGAAGCTTTCGCCAACCTATCAGCCCATCATTGTACCGGCTTTGCGTCTCGGGACGACCGGTTTTACCCCGACGAAATTTATATACGATTTCGTGATAACTCCAGCCGTAAGTCAAAAATGAAAGTATTTCTGACAATGTATCCGTCCAGGTCGATTCCATATCGTTCATGCACTGACGCACAAATTCCGCCGCTTCACGGTCTGTATCGCTGTCCCCTCCAGGCTCAACGGTAAAATCACATTGGCGTATGAGCATTTCTATAGCGAAAAGAATCGCGCCCACGGTTTCATCGTTCTCGCTCATCTCCTGATACACCTGGACACCCTTCGTACCCCTGAGTGTGGGCAAAAACTCCTCATAAAAAACACCGCCGTAGCGGTTTTGACCTATTCTGCCATATTCTTTGCGTGACTGCATTACATCTGTTCTCCTTGCAACTATATCATCCAGTAACTTTCACGCGCCGTCTCGCTCAATTGTGGTATTACAAATCTTTTCTTCGAGTGTATACTCTCCGCAACCCCTGTCGTGGCGTCCGGGGCGTCATCATGGGCGTTTTTACCCATACGCTGGTAACGCGTCATTGCGGAGTAATACTCAGGCCAGCGCTCGCGCCAGTTAACGGGAAAATATATATGGTCTTGCACCCATGTCGCGTTGGTGAGTATCCTTGCGCGTTTGTTTTCGCTCTGATGGAACCACTCAACCCGGCACCGGTTACAACCCAGCGCTTTCAGCTCGCGCTCCACATTCCGCGCAAATCCCCTGCCTCCATTATTGCTCTCTATCCTCACGATGCCGCACCCTGATTTTACAAGCCGACGGGCGGTTTCCGGCTCCGTCACCTCCATCGCCTCTTTTGTGTAATACACATCTAGTATATATGCCTCGTTATTATACTCGCCGTATATTATAGCGCAGAGATAATCCGACCCTGTGTCCGCTGTATCTATATAACAACGCACCCCGGTCAACAAAAGCTTGCCGTTTTTGTCCCTGGGAAGCTCGCTGTAACAGCGGAACCCTGAGTACAATACGCCTTTACGGTCTATGGGCTCCTGCTGGTAGTTGGCTGAGGCTATTTCCTCGGACATGGTACGTCTTTTATCCTCGTATTCCTCACGGGTGAGAATGCTGTCACAGAGCATTGCGCCGTCTGCACGCTGCGCTTTCATCGTGACAAGCTCCGCGCCCGGCCAATGTGCGAGCGCACGTCCCGCAAGGTCTGAAGCCGCCCAGCGCGTCATTATAATTATAATCCGGTACCCGGTCTCCAAACGAGAAAGCATTGTGTCGGTAAACCACGCCCACTGCTTATTAAGCGCGTCCTCGTTGAAAGCTTCGGCGGCGCGCTTTATAAGGTCGTCTATAATCAGTGTAGTCGCGCCAAAACCTGTCGCGGTACCGCCCGGGGAGGTCGCAAGATAACTCGCAAACTGCCCCTCAAGCGCCCACTTGGAGCCCGCTGAATCTCCCTTCTTTATTTTCACTCCCGGAAACACTTCCGAAAATACCACGCGATTGGGGTCAAACTTTTCCTCAGAAATTCCGTCCCTCACAGCACGGGCAAAAGTGGTTGAAAGACGCTCGTTATAAGAGCCTGTCATTATTTTTTCAGCGGGGTTATGCCCAAATAACCACTGTGCCAGATGTACCGCAGTGCGGCTTTTACCGTGCCGCGGGGGCATATTTATCACTATTACACGTTTGCCCCCTTCACAAAAACGCTGAAGGCTGTCGCACAGCTCGTGCAAATGAGGACGGTCCTCACGATAGAAATCCGGAGTCATCAGCTTGCAGTACTCCCAAAAGCTGCGTCTCGCCAGCAGAATGCGTCCGGAACGCTTTAGCTTTTCATCATTCATATCCGTACACCAGCTTCATCAGCTCATCGGTTGAAAGTCTTTCAAGCGACTCCCCAACTTCATCTGGATCCGTATGCTCCAAAACTTGTCTGTCGCTCCATTTATCCGGTCTGCGGTTTTTCAACCAGAATATTGCCGCCCTTGGGTCTGGCGGAACGTGCTTTGTCACCTCAACGCGCTTTTCACCTTTGTCTGTTTCCTCATAGCGTGTTTCGGTGTATTCGTATCCCAGCGCACGCTTGAGCAGGGCGTTTTCCACGCGGGAATCTAAATTTTCGTTCATGATATCACCTTCCCTGAAAAGATTAAAACCTCACGTCTGTCCCGGATCTTCACCGGGACAGACAAAAGGTAAAAAAGGAGAAAAGAAATGGGCTAAAAAAATTTACGCCGTAATTTCTTACAGCGTAAATAAATTTTGAGACCCCTGGCAAAACAGAAGTCTCATTTTCGTATTTTCTTCGATGATAGCATTATATCACGTTTCCGGGTGACATGGAAGGATATCTCAGGTCGGATTCAGAGCAAAACACTTACTATCCAGTATCTCCCACATAACCGGTGAAAAAGATATATAATCTCCAATGTATCCCATATAGGGGTCCAGGGGCAAAGCCACGGAAATTATGGATTTTATGCGCGCTACGGCGTGGGGGAAAATGTTATCGCTCGTTAGTATATTTACCTCCTGTCACGTTATTGTGCCGCTATTCCTTTTTAAAACGAAAGGGGGGAGCGGTTGGATAACTGCGCCCAAAATTCAGTTAATACCAGGCTTTGCAGGATATTGAGGGACGTTTTTGCAGGTGCGTATAAGGCTCGCCGCTTCCAGACTGTTTCAGTAGTCTGGAAGCGGTAGTTTTAGAGATTCCCTACATTTTATAACTGGCGATAACGCAACTGTGAACTGCAGCCACAATATTGCAGACATATAGTCCCTTGCGTTGTGTAATTTTATCCCCTTATATTTTCATGATTCCCTTGTGACATTTCCGTCTTCTAAAGCGTTTTTATTGTGAAGGCCTTACAAGAGTGTGAAGGGAGTGAGCATAAGTTGGAACGCGAGGAATTTACGCGCATAGCGGAGACTTATAAAGATATGCTTTTTCGTATAGCGCTGAATTATCTGGGTTCTCCGTGTGACGCGGATGACGCGGTTCAGGAAGTCCTGCTCAAACTATATACAGCGTCCCCCGTGTTCGAAGATGAGAGTCATATAAAATCATGGCTGATCCGTGTGGCAATAAACCAGTGCAAAAGCCTGCTGCGCGCCCCGTGGAGACGTAATTTAAGACTCGACGACTATGAGTTAAGTTTTGAGGAGCCGGAGCAGAGTGAACTTTTTTACAGGGTTATGGCGCTGCCGGAAAAGTATCGTATTGTGCTGTATCTGCACTATTACGAGGACTACTCAGTGCGCGAAATAGCCGGGTTTCTTGGAATAAATGTATCCGCCGTAACCACAAGGCTGAATCGTGCCAGAAATAAACTGAAGCTTGAGTTAGGGGAGGGGCTGCGGCATGAAATTTGAATCCGAGTATAAAAAAATGTTTTCACAACTGCACGCCTCGGTAATGGCGGATTGGGAGGAATATGAAATGAAATCAAAAAAATTAAAACGTCTGAAATTTATAAGGACAGGCATAACAGCGGCGTGCCTGATAGCGGTAATGTCAACGCTTGCGGTAGCGGCGCACTATCTGGGACTTAAAGAGCTCGTTCTGCCAGCCGCGACACAGCCCGAAACAGAGATGCTTCTCTCCCTACAGGGATTTGATGACAGCCCGGAATATCAGGCGGCTGCGGAATGGAACACTTTCACCGCGTCATATGATACGGATGGTTCGAAACTGGCCCAGGTTGGCAATGGCCCCACAGGGCTGGATGAGAAGTACTCGCCATATTTTGTATACACTCAGGAGATGGCGGAAAAGCTTGACGCAATAACTCAAAAATTCAGCCTTAAACTTCATCAGCAAATGGTTGAGCTTCCTGACAGTAATGCGTTAGCGGAGTTCGCGGGAGGACATTTCCTGGGATATGAAAATGAAGTGTTTTACGGATATGGTTATGCGGAGGGGAGTTTCCAGTTTGATGGCGAGTGGCATGGAACGGAAACGGCGTCAACGGATTATCAGATGCGCCGGAGCATGAAGGGATATTTTGATGCCGTAACACTGAATATAGGTGACGTGTCAAAGTACCATGAATGGGTATACACTACAAAAAGTGGGGCGGAGGTATTGCTTGCGCTCAGCGCTGAAAAAGCGCTGATTCTTGCGGAGCGTCCGGAATCATTTGTTGTGGTGAATGTGTTGACTGGCTCGGATAGCCTTACCAATACTGATATGGAACATATGGCGGATTCGTTCGATTTTCTTATTATCAAATAAACTTATACTGGCGAGCGGAACAATGTTCCGCTCCGCCGTTGGGACGTGCCGAATTGCGTTCGGAAAAGCGGTCCAGGCCATCCTCTCTTGGCCTATGGCCAATTCACCTTGTCCCGGCTACGGAATCGCGTCCTTCGGGCACAATTTCTTCGCACTTGTATAATTTCCCCAGCAAAGCCGCAGAAATTATGGATTTTATGCGCGCTACGGCGCGTGGGAAAATGTTATCGCTCGTTAGTATAAATGGTGCCAAGGGCGTTGAGCTAAACTAAGAAGTTAGCTCAACGCCCTCGGCTTTAGCATTATAGTCCCTCTCCAACCGTGACTGAAAAGTTACGGGAGATTGAGCTGTTTTGGAGTGCGACTTTAGGTAAGGAGGCGGTGCAAAGCGTCTTTTTAGGCGGATTTTATGGAATATTCAGTATGAATTTAAATATTTAGCAATAAAATATGTATTTACCCATATAGAAAAGCGTCTGTTTATCATTTAAACAGGCGCTTTTTGTAACTTTTTCAAAGTAAAACGGGGCAAAAATCATAGTTTTAGCACCGACGTGTTCAGCAACGCTTTCTTGGTTGCTCAATAATCATATCGACCCCGTTTTTTTAAGAAATAAGCATTTTTCAGAACTTTTTTTATACATTAAAAATTGTGTCGCAGGGTGGTCAAAAACTATACTTTTTGCACCGGCCTGAAAGATAAAAGTACGGTTACAGCGGACGGAGGTTGATTATGCCATCTATAAAGGTACGTTCTGGTGAGCATATCGCTATTGGGGACGATGTAGCGGTACAAGTGTTCGAGGAATCGGGCGAACTTAGAGTATCGATAAAAGCGCCCGAAGGGACTTCAATCGCCAGGGTTTCGGTGACAAACCAGCACAAAAACCGTGCAAAAAGTCCCCTGGACATGGACGAAATCAAACGTCATTTGAGCGTCATGGCGGAGGAGATAACGTCTTGCCTTCCGCCTTTGGACACACCCCAAGGTTTGGAGGTTCTCAGCTCGTTTATCGCGGAGCTTATGTCGTGCGCTGAACGGAACAGGAAGGAAAACCGTCGTCAGAAGCAGAGGGAGGGCATAGCCGCCGCGAAAGCAAATGGCGTGCATTTTGGACGGGCGGCGAAGCCTTTGCCCGACAATTTCCATGAAATTTGTCAAGAGTGGCGTGAGGGGAAACTGTCCATGCGCGGGGCAGCGAGAGCTTGCGGGATGCCAGCATCGTCTTTTGTGTCGGCGGTTAAGCGAGTGGGCGAGGTACCTCCGGAATCCATGACTTAAACTACCAGCCTGATGAACAGGTTGACGAAAAAGGCAGGGAAGCCAAATGCTTAAATTAGCTATGCACACGGAAGATTATCTGACAATCGG